TAATTGCAGTAGTGGAGTACCGTTATGAACGACCTAGAGATAGAAGCAATGATTCAACGCGCTGCGGAAGCGGGGGCTAAAAAAGCCTTACGTGACGTGGGTTTACACGACGACGGCGCAATGCACGATGTGCATGAGATCCGGTCATTGCTTGACTCTTGGCGGGCAGTTAAACGTACAGCGAGCAAGACAGCAGTACAGATAATAACTTCTATGCTTTTGGGCTTTATTATTGCCGGTACGGCTGCCGGGTCTTACTTTGACTTCTGGGGAAAACCCTAGTGAGTCACTTCACTACGCCACTAGTGGCGCAAGCGGTCGATGGTGGTTGGGAACTGCACGCTCCTCTTATATACCACAGCGATATTCTTGGGCGTGCCGTTACTGTGCCTGCGGGGTATAAGACTGATCTGGCAAGCGTACCCAGAATATTCCGGTGGGTAGTCCCTGTAGCCAATGCTAAGAATCGCAAAGCTGCTGTAGTCCACGACTATTTATGCACGCACGGCGACGGTATTTGCCGCAATCAGAAACAGGCTGATAAAGTGTTTCGTGAGGCTATGAGTGTGTTAGGGCTTGGCAGATTTAGGTCTGGGGCGCTTTATTACCCAGTACGCATGTTTCAATCTATTAAAGGATGGTTCTCATGAGGGTACTTTTACTACTACTTTTACCCCTATCTGCTTGTACGCAGTTAAATAGCCTAGAAATTACCCCCGAAGATAACGCTATGGCGTGTCTAAAAGGCAGTACCAATGCTGCCGGTGGGTTACTAGGTGCAAACGTCGCGGGTATTACCGTAGAACTGCCCTCTTCTGTGGATACCTCCAACTGGACTGCACAAGACTGGAAAGAGCTAGCCGAGCTTTGCGACTAGTGACCGAAAAACTACTTGAAATGCTAAAGCGTCATGAGGGCGTAGAAAGCCACGTCTACCGTTGTTCTGCTGGATACGAAACTATAGGCGTAGGCAGAAATATCTCTAAGTCCGGTTTAGGTCTGTCAGACGATGAAGTCGATTACCTGCTAGAGAACGACATAGTACGCGTTATTAAGGAACTTTCTTCGGAATATCCGTGGTTTAAGGACCTTGATGACGTACGAAAAGATGCTATTATAGACATCGGATTTAACCTTGGTGCCACTCGACTTCGTGGTTTCAGGCGCGCATTAGCTGCTATGGACGCAGCAGACTACAAAACCGCATCTTTAGAATTTTTAGATTCCAAGTGGAGTCGGGATGTTAAGGGACGCTCAACCGAACTCGCGTACATGATCGAGATGGGTGAGTACCTATAATGAGGTTAGGAAATGCCGCTACAGAAACTACAGTTCAAGCCCGGAGTTGACCGAGAGAATACTCGCTACGCTGCCGAAGGCGGTTGGTATGAGACCAACAAAGTGCGTTTCAGACGGGGTATGCCTCAGAAGATCGGCGGTTGGGTTCGTTTGTCTTCGGAAACTTTTCTTGGCATCTGCCGCTCTATGCTCAACTGGGTCACCCTCCAAGGGCAGAACCTCGTCTCGGTTGGCACTAACCTCAAGTACTACATCGAGCGTGGTGGTGAGTACTTTGACGTTACCCCCATCCGTGCTACGGCTACTCTGACTAATCCGTTTACCACTACTTCAGGCTCTGCCACTGTTCTTGTTACTGATGTTGCCCACGGTGCGCTTCAAGGTGACTTTGTTACGTTTAGCGGCGCTACTGCGGTTGGTGGGCTTACCCTAAATGGTGAGTTTCAGATTAGCCGGATTAACGCAGACTCCTACAACATAACTGCTGCTACTAACGCATCGTCTAGCGCCACGGGTGGCGGTACTGTTACTGCGACTTACCAGATAAATACAGGTAACGAGATTGCAGTGCCTTTTACTGGGTGGAGTGCAGGTACTTGGGGGGCGAATACATGGGGTAACAGCGGTTCTACACTTGCTCCTATGCGGCTTTGGAGTCAGGCTAACTTTGGTGAGGACTTGTTCTTTACCTACCGTGGCGGTGAGCTTTTCTACTGGGATGCAAGTAACGACTTAACTACTCGCGCTGTGTATGTGACCTCACTTAGCGGGGCGTCAGACGTTCCTGTCATAGTTAACAAGGCATTCGTGTCGGACATCTTCCGGTTTGCGTTCTGCTTTGGTGCGAACGATCTGGGTACTAGCGTGCTTGACCCTATGCTTATCCGTTGGTCCGATCAAGAAGACGTGGCTAACTGGACTCCCGCTGCCACTAACCAAGCCGGTAGCCTACGATTGTCACGCGGTAGTGAGATCGTTACTGCCATCCAAGCACGTCAGGAAGTACTAATTTGGACCGACACGGCCCTGTACGGCTTGCAGTATCTAGGTGCTCCAGAGGTGTGGGGTGCGCAATTACTAGGCGACAACATTACGATAGCAAGCACTAACGCTGCGGTGTATTCCGGCAACGTAGCGTATTGGATGGGCACGGATAAGTTCTACAGCTACGACGGTACGGTTAAGACCCTGCCTTGTTCGGTTAGAAGCTATGTGTTTAACGACTTCAATTCCTCTCAGTACGCCCAAGTTGTTGCAGGTACTAACGAAAGGTTCGATGAGATTTGGTGGTTCTATTGCTCTGCTGAGTCTACTCAGAATGACCGCTACGTGGTGTATAACTACCTGCAAAATATTTGGTACTACGGCACGCTTTCACGCAGTGCTTGGATAGACGCTGACCTACGGGAAAATCCTATGGCGGCTACCTACAGCAACAACTTAGTCAACCACGAAGTGGGTTATGACTGCCAAGAAGGTGTTACCCCCAACCCGATTACAGCTACGCTAGTGTCCTCTGAGTTTGACTTGGACGACGGCGATAAGTTTATGTTTATTAACCGTATGTTACCTGACGTAACGTTTGAGGGTTCTACGGCTGATAGCCCCGCCGCTGAGATGACTTTATCCCCTCTGGAGAACTCTGGTTCTGGGTACAACAACCCCCTATCAGAAGGCGGTAACAGCAGTGCTACGGTAACTCGTTCAGCCACAGTGCCTATTGAGCAATTTACAGGGCAGGTCTTTGTGCGAGTACGTGGCAGGCAAATGGCATTTAAGATCGAGTCTACTGAAATAGGTGTAGCTTGGAAGCTAGGTATACCACGTTTGGATATGCGCCCTGACGGTAGGAGGGGCTAGTGGCACAAGAAAGGCTCGTACAGAAGGTCCAAGCGCCTGCGCTACCTATACCTAAGCCGGGGCCATTAAAGCAGTATCTGGACGACCTGAATAATATCTTGCGCCTGTTTTTTAACCTGCTAGCTAACGCGGTTAACAACGTATTTGGAGAGCAAGGTGGGCGGTTTATAGAGGCCCCTAACGCTAAGTTCTTTTCTACTGTAGATCAGAACGCCAGTGCCATAAACACAGCCTACGCATTGCAGTTCGAGAATACGTATTTAGGCGAGGCCATAAGCATAACAGGGACACCGAAGACGAGAATAACCCCACTCTATTCAGGGGTTTACAACTTTGAACTCTCGGTAGAACTAACTAGCACTAATGCTAGCTCAAAAGAACTGTCGTTCTGGGTACGTAGGAGCGGAGTAGACATAGCAAATACTGGTAGAATGCACGTAGTGGCGGGTTCTGGCGGCGTAGACGACTTTGAATACAGTTTTACTATGGACATGCAAGCAGGGCAGTATATAGAACTTATGTGGGCAACAGACGATACAGGCATAACAATAGACTATGTGGCGGCTGCAAGTCCCCGCCCTGCCGTGCCGTCCACCTTATTAACCGTAGCTTTTGTTTCAGCACTGCCTGAAACGCTACCGACACCGTAGAGCAGATATGGGTACTAAAATAAAAAAGTTTGATGTTGGCGGTCCCGCAGGTTATACCGGCCCTTCAATTACTACGACTGCTCCCGGCCCTAACCGTATGGGGGACTCTACGTTTCCAGATTTTTTTCTTTCGCCTCTTGACGTCAACAACATATTCCAAACAGACGTAGACTACGCAGACGCCTTAGAAGCCGCTGGAGACGAAGATTTCCGTTTCTATAATTATAATACTACGGGGCCAGACCCGTTTGCCGGAATTTCTGCCGAAGATGGGTTTGATCAAACCGAAGTAGACGCAGTTACTGCCCTGATTAACTCAAACGCAGTTACTATAGACCAAGTAGCCGACCAGTTTGGCCTGCCCGCTAGCGTAATTCAAGCGGCGTATGACGCAAACAAACCTTTAGGCGGTACTCAGGGAGGTTATGATGCCATCTCAGCCGCAGGCGACATTACAGATACTACTAAAGAGTACTTAGAAGACATAGCCGCAGCGAATGCAGCCGTAGTTACCGCACAAACGACAGGGGTGAACTCAAATCTTTCTTACCAAGAAGGCATTGACGAAAAACTTACCAATATCTCTAACGCAAAAACAGAGGCGGACTTTGTAACAGCCACGGCACTGAACTCTGGGCTAGTAACGCAAGCCGATATAGACGACGCGTTTGGCTCCACCACTACTGAAAACATACTTGCCGGTGTGGGTGATGTATTAGGTGCAGGCACTCGGGGTATATACAACGTAGCCTCAAACATCCCGGTAGTGGGTGGGTACTTAGGTGACGCTATAGAAGGCACTGCGGACTGGTTTAAGAATATGGAAGGGGTGGTT